GGCAACTTCCATGAGTCCTAATGGCTCTACGTTTTCTCCCTGTGCCAGAGATATTTCTGTCCCTTCTTTGTAGGGGTCTTCATCGAGTGTTTTAGTTCCATCTCTTGATTTAATCTTTAATCCCTGTCTTCTTGCACGAGCTGTGAGTTCGAGCATTATGGACATCATAAGATTATTCTTTTCATATATTTCTCTGTTATGTCTGAATACAGATTCTCCATAATCTCTTATGGTGTCATCAATCGCTACTGCCTGATTGAGTGCCTGTATTTCTGGTGTAGCTCCTACTGCTCCCAAGAATACTGGTACTTGTGGAGAGCCATGTGGTGTTGCTTTCTTAACAACCTTGCCATTAGAGAGTACAACCATGTTATATTCTCTGTCATAGTAATCATATACGTCTATCCAGTCCTCATAGTCATCAGACAGATTTAATCTGACATTATATTGTGATTCAATCATTTCTTTTGATCGTTTAGTTTTATAACAAGCCCACAGTAATCCGTCATAACCTGTTGCCCAGTATGTGTGCATAGGGTCAAATGGTGTTATATCAACAAATGTTTTACCTTCTTTATTTTTAGTAAGCAAAGCTCTGCCTGCGTACCATCCACGAAGGGTAATGTACCATGCGAGTTGTGATTTAACTTCAGGTTGTATAGCCATTTTAAGTCTTTCATCAGCGCTTCTTAGAGTACCGATAAAGAATCTTTCTTTCTGGTCATTAGCTTCTCTTTGTTCTCTTTGTTGTGAAGTTACAGGAATACGGGCAGTTAGTTCTGATGCGTTAAGGAAAGAAATTATTTTATCTGCGAATGTTGCTGGTTCATTTGAAGTATAGTTGTTGAAATCTTCGCCTGCATCGTAAGGATCGAGGCGATAAATGGAATAATCTTTATCCATTCTTGAACGCAAAGGTTCAGTTGCATCGTAATGTGCTTCAACTTTATTTATTATTTCTTCTGCTTTTGGTTTCTTAGCCATACTATCTCCACCTTCTCACAGGAATTGTGTTTCTTGCTGCCAAATAACTATACCCAAACCTGTTGACAAGTCCATATATTAATGCCTTAACACTATGATTATACTTATCTTCAGGCTGATTGCCAACTATGTTTCCATCTCTATCTGTTTTCCATTTGTAAACTTTATTCTGTCCATCGAATGGATTTGGAGCGAATCCAAGTTCAGATAATAACCCCTGACATCTGGGGGAGATAACTATTTTTGGCTGATGTGTTGAGGGGTCTAGTTTAAGCATGGATTTTAATCTTTCAGTACCATCATTTATTCTAATTTTTTCTGCATCCATGTACAATCCAGCCTTATCAAGCCATACTTCTGCTACTGCAGACATTGCCTGATGCTGATATCCTGCGATATCTGTAACACCAAACTGTACATCTTTCCACCAGTTGCGTTGCATTGCGATATCTATCATTTCTTCAGTAATGAGGTTTTGTTCATATATTTCATCAAACACATATACCACATCATTAACAATCTGTACTGCGCATACTGCATAGGCAGAGGCATATCCATGATCTATCCATATGTGGACAGGCTGATCAGGGATATAATCTATTTCCTGTACATGGGTATCAGGTCTGAACTCAGGGAATACTATTCCTTGTGGTGGGGAGGGGATTCCCATGATTCTTTCTTTGAAGAAATCATCTGATGTCATTCGTTGTAGTTTTAATATTTCTTTATCGTTTTCTCCGTCTGGATAGAGGTGTACATTTGTATAGGAGGGCAGGGAATATGATTGTGATTCATCTTCTCCGTACTGCCAAGCCTGAAACATTTGTGGATACCATCCTAGTGACCCTTCAAAAGTTCCACCCAGAAACATCCAAGCTCTTTTAGGGGCGCATCTGCCTCGTAGTCTGTGGAAAGTTTCAAGGTCAAGCTGTGATGCCTCGCATCCGATGATACCATTAGGCGCTCTCATAGCGAGTGTACGGGGGTCTTTGGCAGATTTAGTCTGTATAAGTGTTCCGTCTACAAGTTCTATTGTAGCAGGGTCAACACGTTTGGATGCTTTCTTCAGCACTCCGAGTTTTTGAAAATCATCTACGAGGTATTCGTATTCAGCTCTTGTTCTCTCATAATCAGCAGCTACGAGCCAGTAGAGTCCTTTACCTTCTGTTTCAAATACTCTTGATAAGAGGTATTTACTTGCTATCATGCTTTTACCTGCCTGTTCTCCACCAGCCACGAGTATATATCGTTTATCGGAGTTCAGTATAGGGAGTTGTGCTTTGGTTGGTTTAAAATTTACCATATTATAAAGAGCATTTACGACATCAGTTTTTTGTGTCATTTCTCTTTACCCATAATATTGTTCAAATCTATTTCAAGTTTATCTTCTTTTTCTTTCTTTTTATCATCGGTTGCAGATTTAATAGCTTCTTTAAAGGACTTCATAATATCCCCAGCTTCCTGTTCTGCGCCTTTATGATCCTTATATTTCTCAGGGAACATGCCATTCAGGACAAACATAGTGAGAGTTTGGTAGAATCTTGCCTGTGCGTGGTATTCAATCTTCCCTTCCTCGTTAGTTTCAGGGGTAAGCATATGTAAAACGAGCTGATAAGCCTTATGTTCTATGCTTTCTCCGAAATCTTTTCTTGCCTGAGAGTATTTTTGCAGGAAATCAGGGTCTTGTTTCCATGTATATACAGTATTTGCCTTAACACCTGCCACTTCGCAAGCCTTTGCATCAGTACCCCATATAGAATATGCTGCCAGAAACTTATTCTGGTTAGTAAACTTGTTCTGACTATACCCTTTTGCAGGTTTTCCTCTAGGCATAGTCCTAAATATACCTTAATTTTATTGTATTAGCAATATATTTGTGATACAAGATAGATAGTTTATTCATTTAAACTCCTTTAATTTAGTAGAGGTTTGTAATGTTCCCTCTACGGTAAACTAGTAGCTTGCAAAATCAAGCAACACTAGAAGACGGATAGACTACGTTGGTCATCACATATCTACTCCTTTGATTTACAAGACCAGCAGATAAGCAGGTGGGGTTTGAAATTTGACCACCTGCTGTCTATCTTCTTCCCAACTACCCCAGCTTCCCCTTCATACTTCCCTTACGCGCACGCGCGTATATAAAAAATATATATATAAATATATATATATAAATATATAAACACATATCTATAAAAAACCTACTAAAAAGGTTTTTTATAATATATATGGGGTAAAAAGTGTACATAAACTGTACATAAACTGTACATAAACTGTACATTTTCCCTTCATAACATTATGCTAACCTTACAGGTAAATGCGATTAGAGGTAAATCATTGGTACGATCTATCTGGTTTAATTTGGAGAAAATCAACACCTGATCCCTTTCAGGGGGTGTTAATTTTTCCTGTGTTTACTGTACATAAAGTGTACTAGAACTGTACAAGAACTGTACATTAAAATCAATTTTCCCTTTATACAGCAGTGTATTACAAATATATACAGTAAACGAGTAGCTTACAAGAGTAAGCAACACAATCCAACTTTCCCCTAATTGCTCCATATAATACATAGAGAATCGAGCAGCTTGAAAAATCAAGCAGCACAGGAAACAACCAGCGTTTATTTTGTAAAAATTAAATTGTCAGAGGTATCCACCACTACTCCCCACAACATCTAAGACATACCCCTTGTAGCTACTTTCTCTGTCTACCATCTGCACAAAATTATATATATACAAAACACGGACAAAACAAGTATTAAACAAATATTAAACAAATATTAAACAAACACAGGCAAATATATTTATACAAATATTAAACAAGTACAAAAATATAAAAATGCGAATTTATACAAATACAAAACAAGTACAAAAATATATATGCGAATTATTTATTTATATTTTTTTAAATTTATTGAATAAGTAAATAAATATTTAATCATACAAATATACATATATTCGCCAATATTAATATATATTTACAAATATACTTAAAAAAGTATTGACTTTACTTTACATATTCTTTACAATAAATACATAAATTAATTAATTAAAAATTAAAGGAAATAAAACATTATGAAAAAATTACTAACCGATAAAATAGAATTAAAAATCTATTATTACAGTGAATGGTTAACCAAGCAAAACAGAAAACCTAAAAAATTTATAGCTATTATCAACGGCTTATCAAATGACCTGAAAAAAATAAACAAACTAGAACATGATCAACACCTATTCCTAATTAGTAACCCTGATAGATTAACAGAGTTGTTAAATGAATGGTTAGCTCATGAACCATACAAAGCCAAGAATGAAAGAGGGAATAACTATTATTCAGCCCCATTCAAAAAATACATTAAATACATGACAGAAAAAACAAATTAATTTATAAACAATCTGAGGGGATAACTTCCCCTCTGATATTAAAAATCTGGGAATCCCAGAATTAAAGGAAATAATAAAATGAATAAATATACATGTAAGTATTGCAATAGAAATATAAACAATGCAACCCCAATAATTCGTATGCACTTAGCTCAACATATAACAGAAGAGTTGAACAACCCTATTAATAATTTTAACATTAAAGAAATAGCAAAGGAACTAGAAAAAAGTTTGACAATAGAGGCATTACAAAAACTATTTTAATTAATAAAAGGAAATAATAAAATGAAAAATACAATAGATTGGATTACAAGACTAACAACTAAAATATTAATTAAAGCTCACAAGCTGGAACATAATTTAACAGATGAAGAGTGGAACACACGAAAAAATAAACAGCTTGAAAAAAT